GAATAAAAAGGGTTTTGATTTTATTCCTTACATATAAATATCATATATATAGAGAAAATTTTGTTAATTCGTGTCGAATCTCACAACAAAAGTTAAAGCAAGTTCTTTTTCGTTCTTAATTGGTTTTGCAAACTTACCAATTGCTAATAATTCGTTAGCATCACTATATAATCCAATAGATGTAACATATGTAGCAAATTCTGAATGTGTTGCTTCACCAATTAATTCTGTACCAATTTGGTATCCATTAGTGTTGTACGAACTAGTAGAGTATCCTACATAATAATATGGAAATTCGTCATCAACTGTGTTTGTAAAAGTCTCTTCTACAAATGGTGGCATACCAAAACTGCTACTATAGCCAACTTTTAAACTCTTGTTTGTAGTGTGTTGAAATTCATTTTCATCAATAACACATACATATTCTCTTTCATAAATTGTTTGAGTAGAGTTAAATTTTAAAGTAAATCCATCAGTACCAGTTTTAGTACCAACTTCTGAATATGAACCTGTATTTGTAATAACAATCATACCATCATTATAAAAAACATTACCTACTAAACTACCACTCATCTTCATATCAGGAGTTCTATTAGCATAGCTTGAAGAATATTCTACATCATAAATGTTTCCACGACCATCATCTACTAAAATAAAAGTTGTGTCTGTGCTGTTATCTGTAATCCTAATTGAATTTGGTTGTATACATTCCCCATAAAATTGTTGAGGTACAGCTATAACACTTCCTGAGTCATGTAATTGTCTTGTATATGGTCGTCTAAGTTTCAACGTAGTATTATCTAATTCATCAATTGATGGATAATTTACAACAGCTTTTGAACTTGATGGTACTGCAGTTATATAATCAATATAACCTCGCATTGTTGTAATGTCTTTATAGTATAAGTTATTTATAGTGTGATATATTGGAGTTTTATAAAAAACACTTTGAGATATAGTTTTAGTATCTGCATCATCAACACTAAAGTCATAAAGATTTGTATCATTCCCTTTTATAACAGGAATATTATACAGACCGCTACCACTATCTGCTTCCGTAAATGTAAAAGTTTTATGAGTCTTAAACGATGATATTAAAACATTTTCGGGTGTAATGTTTTTATATAGTACTGGTGATGGCACAATAGACATATATGAACCCCTTTAAAAATCAAGTTTTACTTTTATTAAGGCTTCCCTAGAAACTGATTTCAATATCGGTTTACTTAATTTTGCAATAGCTAACAATTCATTATCATTATTATACAATCCCACGGTTGTTATATACGTTTTTGGGTCACTACGTAATCCAGGTATTATTTGTTTTGTACCTGCAGCAGATTGTGTATAGAATGTTTCATTAGTTGTACGATTGAATTGTCCTGAAGTTGCTCTAATAAAATAGTGTCTTGAAGTAACATCTTCTTGTCTTTTTGCTTGAAAATATGCACCAGTTTTTACAGCATTGTAAAGTGTTCTAGCATTCCTTTGGTCTGAATTTGAACCTGTTAGTGATAGTATTCTTGAACCAACATCTCGTAATTTTACAGGGTTTAATATCAACATACCAAGTTTAGGATAAAATGATCCATATGTACCTGAAGTACTATGAATTGTATCATTATTCTGGTATTTAATAGTTGTACCTCCTGAAAGTGTTCCACTTACAATATGATATTCTGGTCCAAAATTTCTTTGATTAGTAGTACCACCTGCATTTGCTGAAGAATCATCTATAAGTTTAATTTTACCACCAACTCCTTGTAAATGTAATTCCCAACCACCTGGTTCTATTGCTTCTCTCACTCTTGCTCTATTAAAACTAAGTAAAAATGCTTCATCTATATTAGATACGCTTCCAAATGTAAAAGCTTGTGTAGTAGGAGGATTTATTATATTATTTACTTGACCAAAAACTGCTGCCGTAGTTCTGTCTCCAGTAGCACCTTTTAACCCTAACGAACCACTTCCATGTTTATGACCATAAGCTACACCAAACTGTACAGACGCTGAAGCATTTGTTGCTGGATTATATCTGTAAATATCAATGCTATAATCACCAGTATTTGTATATTGTGTTGATGATGTGAAAAATGTAGCTATATTTGATACTCCATCTTGAAAAACTCCAGATGTTACGATAGATGCATTTACCATTCTACTATCACCATCTAATACTTTATAAAACATATTAATTTACTCCTTTATATTATCTTACGAAACTTAATTAGCGATTGTCTTCGCCCTTGTTACCTTTGTCTGGACCACCACCAGTATTGCTACCACCACTGTCACCACCATCTGAACCTTCACCGTCACCTTCACCACCAACTGTAAACTTAATGGATGCAGTTATAATTTGAACTAAACCAGAAGTATTTCCAGTTACTTCTATAGTAGAAGTCCCTATATCTGGAGTACCAAATATTTGACCGTCTATATTTACAGTGGTACCACTTGCGAAAACGTGTGATTTTTTTCTACCTAAACCTGTAAATTGAAAATAATTTCTATTGCTAATCATAACAGTATATGATTCTGCAGCACCACCAATTGTTTTTGGTGTAAAATTAATTGTAGAGTTGGAATCAAGATTTGAGTACTGTGTTTGACCAACATTAAGTGTTGACCCAGCTTGAGTAGCATCTATGAGATGACTCATAAATCCAGCTTTATTAGGTAATGCCTCAAGTAAGTTCATATTCTCGATTACTGAACCATACGAATCAGTACCATTAGGATGGCTTACGTCATATAATTTATAATCAACTTCTTCATCACTAAGTGCGAATCGTGTTACTCGAAATGCTCCTTGAGAAAGTCGTTCTCTTCCAAGTTTTGTTAGAATTGCATCTACTGTTACACTTGTGTTATCTAAAAATCCCATATCATTTACTCCTTTTAATAAAATTTTGAATCAGTTACATCTACGTTAGTATTTATTGGTGCTGTACTCAACCAACTATTTCTTACATTTTTTACTTCAACACTAATAACCTTAGTTATTCCTGAATCTTTACCTGTTACTGTAATAGTTGTAGTTGCTGGATAATGGCCACCTTCTGAGTCTTGTTTGTCTGTACTAACTATTTGAGTCATAACATTAATATCCTTAGCTATAACTGGATTAGAATCAGCTAGGTCTGTAGCATCTGTTACATTACTGTCAAGCTCCCCAATTCCTGAAGCCGCAAATTTAAGTATATTTGTATTTTCAATTGTAAAAGTATAATCTTCTCCATTTGCTCCACCTACAGTTTTTGGGACTATAGCAATTAGTGTTTCTCCATCTATACCAGTATAAGTATCTTCTGAAAGAAAAATATTTTCACCTGTCATATCCATACCTTCATTCAAAAGATAACTATTAAATTTTGTTCTATTTGGACTAGCTTCTAATAAGGTACTATTATCTAGTATTACTCCAAATGAACTAGTACCATTAGGGTGTTTTCTATCATGTAAAGTATAATCTATCTCTTCATCACTTAGTGCATATTTAGTTATGTCAATATCACCTTCAGTTGAAAGTAATTCTCTTCCACGTGTTGTTAATATAGCATTTACAGTTAATGTAGAACTATCCAATAATCCCATTTAATTTATCTCCATGTAGGCAAAATTTAAAAATACAACCTTCCAAAAATAAATATCTATGATTGAAGTTTTTATACATTTTATTTATCTGTACTATTAACCGTCATCAATTTTAAGTTTAGATAATCCAAGTCCCGTGATAGGAATTGCAGTAGTAGGTGCTGTAGTTCTAATAATTACTGGTGAATCACCATCCAATGTCGTATCAATTGTATTTTTAACACCTTCATAAAAACTTCGATTCAATGGTAATATTTCATCATATCCAGGATCTAAATCTGTTTCATTGTAAGAGCTAGAATAATAAAAGTTAAAATCTTTACGTGGAGTAAAATGTGAACTTTTATCATAATGTTCTGAACTTGTGTAAAAGAATGCATATTCTTTGTTATGTAATGATATTCTATTTTCTGTAACCATCGCTCCTGTTGCTTCAGTATACACATAATTTGGACCACCTTGTTTAGCAGACCCACTTATATAGAAATTTCTATCTGACGGATTATCTGGTGAGTTACTATAAAAATTATCATTTACACCAAAACTATATAATGATGGTCTTCTAAATGTATCGTTACTATCTATATTTCCTACATAATTAGGATACTCTGTTTTAACATTAACAATTGAACGACTGTCTTCATGTTCGGTTTCTACTTCAAGTTTTCCAACGTTAATTGTGTCTTCATAAAAAGGTTCCGTTACAATAGGGTTACTTCGTTGAACTGGTGATTTTGGTCTTTCAAATATGTTACCTTCAATTAACGTTCCCATATGAGTTTTAGCTCTTGCTGGAATTACTTTTTGCATTTGTTTAAAGATAGATTGATCGTAGTATTTTATTAAATGCATATAATCCCAAAAACTATTATTACCACTATATTTTTGAAAATATTGATTCGAAACATCTTTTAAATCTGCATAATTTTCTTCAAAGTTATCACGTGGGTCACCTAAATATTGATTAAAATCTAAATTAGCAAATGAATTTACAATATCATCATTAACTACATCAGTAGGTGAAAAGTATATTCCCAGTTTTGGAGAATCATTTGGTGCAAAGTCATTAGAACTTGCATCCCATCTGTCAGTTCTACTTAATTCAGCGCCACTTCCACTTATAAAATTGTTTTCTATTCTAATTTTTGATGCCATTCTACGATTTGGACCGTGATTTGGTATAATTGTTTTAGTTTTATCAACTACTGGTTGAAAAAAGTTTTTCCCACCCCAACCATGAGCACTACCTGTTTGTGTATATGTTTGATTTGAACTTACATCCCTAATTGAATCACCGTCTGATAAAGTTGTATTATCATCAAATGAATATCTTCTTACTAAATTGTGATATGATGAAGATGGACTATTTCCAATATAAGATTTTGGATTTGCAACATGATTATCAAAATTTTCTTCTTTTAAAGCTTCAGTCCATAATCTAAATTCCATTAATGAACCACTTAATTTTGATGGACTAAAAGGTGTTGTAGTTTTACCACCAATAAATAAATCTCCACTACCAGTCCACGACGCATTATATGATTGTGAAGCAGCACTTGAACCAGTAACTACTAACGATGCTTCAGATGTGTGTATTATTCTATCTAAACCAGCATCATATTTTTTAACGACTAAATCATAACTAAATGCATCAGCGATAGCATCTGTATTTATATCATGTTTACGTAATGATACGTCATCCCAAAAAATTGTAGAACTTTTTTTATGATTATCAAATCTGATAGCTAATGCTGTAGTTTGTGGGAATTTTATAGTTTTTTGTACTTGTATTTGTTTCCAATCAGTTTCATTTAATCCAACTCGCTGAGATGATTTATATCCACCATCACCACCAGGACCCATATTTTTTTCATTTGACCAATTAACAATTTCTCCATGTTTATCTAATTCAAAAAGTACTAATTCTCCTACTGAATCAACAGCACTTGCAGATACTTTTGCATATGCAGAGAAAGTATATGTCTCACCTTCATTAACTGAGGCTAAACCTGCACTTAAAGTTGGATAAGCAGAACTACTTCTATATAAGTATGTGTATGATACATCTGCTGCATTATCAGCTGACCTAGTATTTCTATGCTGTAAACTTTTAGTTCCTACTTTTGCAACACCCGAACCACTAACTATTTTTATTTCACCACCTTCAGCACTATTAGTTCCTGTTATAAACGGTGGATTAAATAATCCTGCGTTAGAACCAACTTCAAAAGATGGGTGTGGAAATAAATTTGTATTTACTTTACTTTTTCTTAACATTACTGAATAGTACTCGCCATCATAAACTGGCAATAATGAAGAACTAACTTCTTTATACCCTGTAGAACCTGACAGCATAAATGAAACAGTACCGTAATTGTCTATTGAGTCATTATCTTTTAATTTTATAGCCCACCTATCATCTTTTTGTACAAGTACTTGGTCTGAACCTGATATTGAGCGGAATCTAAATTCTACAGTTTCTGGTTTTTTACCACTATTAACATCATCTACCCAAGTAGTTTCTACATATTGTGAACCACTAAATCCTAAAGCTCTTGTAAATTTTCTTGATATTTCAAAAGCCGCTCTTTGATTTACATTAGACATTCCACCATACTCTCTCACTCTTAATATAGTGGATGGAATTCCAAAACAATTCATAATTCCTTTTAGTGAACCAACAGTACCCTTAGATTTTAACAAGTATGGCATATTCGCAATAAGTCTTTTTGTAATTTCTTTTGATATATCACCCTCTGGTGGAGAAGATAATGAACCTGAAGTATAAAGTGTATGTCCACTTCCATTCACTTTCTGTCCAAACCCTACTCTACTTAAATCTAATAAATCTTTACCATCTTGTATATCCCAACCTAATGATTTAGCTAAATTGTAAATTAAATCATCTGAAAATCCTTTTGTTAAGTCATTTTGTCTATCTGTTATATCGGCTAAACCATTTACATAAACCCATAACTCATCAAATTGTTGACCAATCATATCCATAAAATCTAAAAATTTATTATTTTCAGGGTCTTCTTTAACGTGAGGTGGTAATATGTTTACCAATCTATTTGAATTATCTTTATCATATAAAGAAGCAGTATATATGTGACCTGTTTTACGCCCTACACTACCATACCAATTTGTAAAATTTGAATTAGATGAACTTACTGGTTCGAATGGGATTGCATATGTACCACTACCTGTTTTAGGCCAGGATGCATCTACAAATTCTCCCATTGAACTTGAAATATATGATGAACTTACATTATATAGATAAGTTTCATACCCATCAAAATTATTTTTAACTTCTCGTATCTTTTGGTCAAAATCAAGTAACTCTTGTCCTGCACCAGTAACACTAACTAGAGATGCACTTTTTGCAGTATGTGATTCTATTTGTTGAATTTTATATTTAAAGTTTTCCAATCTTTTTTCTGCAGAAGAAAAATTAATATAGTTTTCATATTTAGTATAATCTATATTTAAATTAATTGTTTGACTACCACTGATATACTTATCAATAATTTTATCTCTTAATTTTCCATCCGTAGTAACTAAATCATCATAACTTTTTAATTCTGTTTTTCTTGAAGTGATTGGTGAATCTACCTGTGCTTTATCTGGAACCTTTAAAACTAAAACATCTTCGTCTTGTTGGTCATATGCTACCATTTCAACTATTTCTGTTTTTTGTGGTAGTATTTCTCGTACTACGTGTACCTTATCTCTTACTTGTATTTCATCTGGTAATGGTTCGTATAATTTAAAAACTGCTGAATATGGTAATTTAGGAAAAGTTATATTATCTGTTTTTATATTTGTAGCCAAACGTAGTTGATCGCCACCAAAATGTAAATAAGTATATAAGTCTCTTTTATTATTTACTTTATATGATATTGACCAATCTGTAAAGTTGTTGCTTGGTCTTAACTCAAAAGCTTTAGCAGTTATATTTGAACTTATTTCACCAGCTATTTTACTTTTAAAACTTTTCCAGTTCTGAGCAATTGTTATTTTATTACTATTAACAGCTGTTATTTCAGCTACAAAAGGCGTATAGTTAATTATAGTAGCAGGTAATCCAGCTTTATTTTGAATGTTTATTTCAAAATCTGCAACTATGGCCTGTTGGTCACCAATTAAAGTAGATTCGTAATCTGTATAATTGTGTTCATACTCAATATAAACTATATCTCCAATTTCTAAATTAAATTCAGATAAGTCAACAACTACTTTACTTTGCCCATCAACGGGATCAACTCTTTGTATGTTGTGGTGAGTGTCTACAATATCTATGTTGTCGGAAGCAGTCCGACTGGTTCTGACTCTAAAGTTTGAGTTTTCATAATTATTAGCTTTATTAAGTGCAAAACTAAATTCAAGTACCTCACCTTTAAATGCATATAGTTCTGCACCAAATTTTCTAACTCCACTTAGTATTTCGGTTGTATTACCAGCTACGTCTTCATAATCTCCAGTAAATAATGCAGCTTCCATTCTTACATTATTAGGTGCGTAAGCTTCAAAATCTGCTTGAGCATCATCATACTGTTCAGTATGCTGTTGTAATAATCTTTTTCCTTCTGGTAATTGAATAAATGACATCTAATTAACCTAGTCTTGTGTTTCTAAAAAGACTGGTATTACAATTTCGTCTTCTTGACCAACGTCATTTGTTATATGTAACCTTACACCTACGTGAACATTGTTACTATGTAGTTCTATTGCTATTTTACTACCATCTTTCCCTACGTTTTCTGCAGTCCAAGTTAAACCGTCTTGTTCTACACCTTCCAGCCCACCACCAAAAAGTGAGATATCACCATCATTGTTTGCAGTCTTTATTCTGATTGGTCTGTAATTATTTTTTTTATTTTTCGTCTTATCGCGTTTGCCGTCCGGTCTACCATCAAAATCCCATCCAAATATTTGCCATGTATAAGTTGCTGGTGATTCAAGATTTCTTTGAGATATACTTGAAATTTCAATTTTTGAGCCACCACCTCCAGCAAATAACCAACCACCAACAGCACCTACTTCCATATTACGTAAATCTTCAATATCTTCGTCATTATAACCAAAGTTTTGGATTACAGCCGACCACCATGCTGCACCAGCACCACTACGTGGCGGAACTGAATCAAGCGTCAACCCTTTTAATTTGTCGTATAACACACTTAATGTCTTGTCCCCAACGGTTCTTACGTCAGCTTGGTCTACATTAGTTACAGCAAATCTTGCTACAAGAGCTGTACTTTGTACTTCCTCCAACGCAATAGCTCCTGCACCCCAACCAGATGTATTAGGGTTGTCTGTAATTATATCAAGAACAAATGCTTTATTTATAATTAGTCTTCCTCCTACCATTTCAGGTGTAAAGAAATTATCTGTGTTTACCAGTTCTATTTCATAACTTTCTGCATGTTTAGTGACGGTAGGGTCTGTAACAAACTTTACGGCTCCATCATCTGAATTATCTGATTTAATTTTTTTTGTAATTCTTTGCATATTATAAAAATCTCTTAAATATTTTTGATTATTTTCTGGTTCTTTAATTGAATCAGAAACTAATCTTATTTCTTGCCTTGATGGTGATATTTCATGTGTAAAATATTTATACTCTTTTATAAATAAATCTTTACCAATCCTAGCTATATCTGTGTTATTGTTTGGATCGAACTCACCAGTATACCTAGTATTATTTTCATCAACTAATATATTTTCATACGAACCAGCAATTTTTCTTAAAAAATTATATTTAACGATATAACGACCTCTATCATAACCCAGTTTTCTTAATATAGTACCTGTTTTTAACTTTATTCCTACTGCTAAATCAAACGTATAATCTGTACTATCAACTACAGCACTTTCTAAAAAATTATCATTGGTATCACATACTAAAACTTCAACATAATCATTTGGATTCTGTGTAAAATTACCTCCTAAATATGCATACTTTGGTTCAGACAAATCAATACTTTGTCCTGTGTGTAAAAGTTCTAAATCTTTTTTATTTAATCTACTCATGCGTCTACTGGTTCCCCATCTGGTATAGAATTAAGTTGTGCACTGGTAAGAGTTACTATACTTGTGTAAGAATCGGCCTCACCATAAAATGTAGCTGAATCTGGATAAACTCTTTTTTGATTATTAGATATTCGCCATTTAGTATAATCTACTGAACTTTCATTAGTCACAATACTACCATTTACAACTCCAGTTGGTAATGTTGTTGCATATGTCGCGTCTGATAATTCAGATATATTTCTATTGATAATTTTTTCTAAGTTCTGTGTTTTGATATATCTTTTTTGTTTCTCAGTATGTACTGTAAGTTGTTTATTTCTTTTATCCTTTGTTTCAGGTTGCAAAGTGATATCGGGATTATTTTTTGCTTCTAATATTTGTTCAGCAGTATACTTGGAGTAATCTAACTGATATAAAAATTTGTAAATACCTTCTATATTTACATCTTCAATTCCTAATCCAGTAAAAATATCTTCAAATGAATACAGTACTCCGTTTTTTTTAAAATCAACGTTAGCTAGACTTTTCATATTACTAAGATATTTATCCCTTAATTCTGAAATAAAGTCTTGAAAGAAATCTACACTTTCTAATTCTGTAGTTGTGTATGGCATTACAATGTAACCTTAAATGTAAATCCTTCTTCAAAGTATTGGTCTGTTTCATCAACAGTTCCACTACCACTTACTACTCTATACTTTAGAGTGTAGTATCTTTCTGGTTGATATCCATCCAACCAAAGATTAAAATAATTACCAGTTGAATCACAACTCAATAGTGAACCTGTACCATATGGTACCACCACGTCCTCGGTTTCAGCATCAGTAATTGAATAATATGAAGAACCACTTGGTAAGTATTTTACTGTTAAGTTAGATGGTGTAGTTGAATATGTTTTATCAGGAAATCTTTCACGACCTACAACTCTAAACCTTGCTTTAGATTTCTCTTTGTATTCAGGTCTCAACCCTTTCATATACACAACCATATCTTCTAAATTAGTTTGAGATAATGCTGATAATGAACCAGTATTCCATTTTGAATCATCCCAAACAACTTCCAAAGTTGGTGGATATTTTGTATGAGTATCACTTGAAAAAAATGTAAGATTACCATATCTCTCTGTACTACCTTCATCACTTCCAGTATGTGCATTACCTACACTACCACTACGTTTAACCATAAATCCTTCATTTGGTATTGAACCACTTAACCAATTATTTACTATGTCTGTTACTTCCATTCTAACATCTGTAGTATTGTGGTCAAATCCAAAGTGTTCTTGAAATCCACTACCCGAATACCACTGTCCACCTGAAGCACTAACTGCGGTCCACAGACCACCATCAGTTTCACCATGCCTATACGTCCAACTTGCACCTTCTTTTGTTATTGGGTTATCATAACTATGACCACCACCCATTGTCCAGGAACCACTTATTGGGTTAGCATATATACTTTGAGAAACTGCCAATCCAGTTGATTTTGCATCATATAAATTTAAGTAGTATCTTGAACCTCGTCTAGTAGTTTTACTAGGTTCTGGTATTAAACCAGATACTATCGAACTGGAAATATACCCTAAATTAAACTTTATTAAAATACGAGAAACATCTACTGTAGCTCCTGTTTGGCTAACGTCTTTTCTAATTTCTAATATTTCATCCAGACCAGCATTTAAACTACTACTTTGTTCATATATTGTTGTATCTTTATTTGAAAATTCAAAATAATGCATTAACTTACTCCACTATACCTAAATTATCACCGACAACTTCACCTTTGATGTCTGTGTTAGGATATTTAATTTCAAAAATACTTGGGTCTAAAGCTGGATATAATACTCCGTTAATTATTCCACTTTGAATATCATAAAAGTTACCTGAATACCCATCTTGTACTTTATACTTATTTTCTATCACTATTGGTAAAGTACTAGGATTATTTAGTTTTGGTGCTACTATTGAAGCTACCCCATCAACTAATGACAATTCATATGCTATATCTGACATTACAATAGGTTGACCTATTTGCCATCTACCAATATTAAAAAAACTTTGTAATGTTGCAGTACATCTAGTTAAAACTTCATTTTTATTAAATCCAACTTTTGTTAATATTGCATAATTAATTCCAATATTTATTATATACGCATCTTTAATATTAATTGCATCGGTTACTAATCTGTACTGTGATAGATATGTTTTTAAATTGGTTTTAGTTGTTTGATTTAAAGGTTGTAAATTAGTATTTGAATTATATCCAAGAGTATATATGTTCATAGCTAATGGATTAGGAATTCTTACCTGTAATGATTTTATTGTTCTTTTGTTATCAACATCGTCTTGAGTTACTGTTCTTTCTAATTCACCAAGACCCGTTGAATCATTTAACTGGTCATCTTGTACCATATATGCTTTTGCTATACTACCATATTTGGATGGTAAAGAATAAGTTCTAATAATATAATCTTCTTTAGTAACTGCTCTATTCTGTGATTGATAATATGCAAGTGCACTCTCACGGACTTCTCTAACTGATTGACCAGATGAACCACCTGTAGCAGGTTTTGGGTTAATAACTGATACTGAATCTTTAGCAGCCTGTACTAATGCAGTTGATAATAATGCATCTTGTATATCAAAACTAACACTTGATAGTTCTGTAATACTATTTGCATTAACATTGTCACCAATACCACCACCAAATGCATACTTAATTGTAAGTGTTGTATTTGAAGGTGCTAAACCAAATGTTTTTGTTTTTAAAAAATTTGATGGGTCAAAAGCCGTAGTTAATTTAGATGGACTACCTGGTAAATTAGAACCAACCATATCTGGACTTGGAACGATTTCTTCATCAGGACTATTTGATATACCAGCTCCAAATCTTAAAGTTGTCTTATCTTTATCATCTATAAAAACTGTAAATCTACGAGAAGTTTTCTTTAACTTTAAAATATACGGAGAAGTTTCTCTATCACTAACTGATGTTGGGTCATTCGTAGAATTATTTTCCATATCTACAAAAGTTGTATCTCTAGCCAAAGAATCTACTTCATACCAAGTATTATTATCACTATCTATACAAGAAATGATTTCAATTACATCTGCATTGCCTAGTTTAATTTGTGAATATTTTTCTGCAGAACCAAAAGAGAATGTTTCTGTTACTATAACACCACTTTCTGCTTTTACTTTTTTCTTTAATAAATGTTTTGTAGGAGTACTACCATTTTTTTCAAATACAGTATCTACACGAGGGTCATAAGAACTTGAAAATTTAAAATTTACATCTTCTAATGTTCTAAATGTTGCATTTGTCGCTGAAGATTTAACTGTCATACCAGCTTTTACATTAAGAGCATATCTATAATCTGGTTTTTCATTGAATGCCGGAACTACTTGAAATACGTCTAAAACAACTGATGATGGTGAAGTTACTTTAGGTTTATACCCAAATGACTGTGCAATATTATATACATTCTTTTTTTCTTCCGCATAGGCTAATAAAGTTTCTCTAAACTGTGAATCTATATAATATGAAAGTACATCTCCTACATACGCAGCCATCTCAATAAACATCATTCCTGGTGAGGATTCATTAAAGTCGTTGTAGGTATTGGGAAAATAAACTTTAGCAAACTCGATTAGATTATCTCTAAAATCGCTAAAATCTTTATTAAGATAATTAACTGATTTTACTACATTCTTTTGTACATCTGTTCGTGCCATTTATATTTCCTATTTAAGTTATTGAATCAAATGCTACTAATATAGTATTTTCTTTAAATGATTCAATAGTAATTGAGTATTTTACTTGAACGTAAATTTTACTCGTATTACCATCATTTGTCAAAACTTTTACTTCACGTATATTAATATATGGTAACCAACGTTCAACTGTATTTTCAATACTCATTTTAATCGTATCAGGTAAGTTATCATCTTGTTGTTCAAAACAGACACTTCTAAGATTACTACCAAACTCTGGTTGGTATACTCTTTCTCCTACTTGAGTTAAAAGTAAATTTGTTAAATTATATTCTGCTTGTTCAAAAGTAGTTTTTGTCAAGTTAAAATCTAAATTTTTACCACTCTTAATAGGATATGAAAGTCCTATATAAACATCTGGATTTAAATCTTTTTCTTTAGCACTCGAAGGCATTTATTTATCCTTTTTATCCATTGCTTTCATCAATTTACTATAGTCTCTTGTTAAAGCACTTGTTACGTGTTCTGGTACATCATCAATAGATTTACCTGCTTTTTGTAAAGTATCTACTGCTACCATATCTCTTTTAACTTCTTCTGGTTTACCATATCCCATAAGTTCACTCATACGGTTTGTGTCAAATTTACCACCACTCATAGTTGGGTACTCTTCTGTTTGTGACTTAGATAATCCAACAGTTTCGTTTAAAACTTCATTTAAACTTTTATTTGTAGTGTATTTTACTGGTGTTTGTTTAACCATTTCCTTTGGTTCTAAAACTTGTGGTATTATATCTTTTAATTGAGTAGAATTATTCTCTTTTATAAATATCTTTTTTATTTCTTTTTTAACTTCTCTACGTACAACTTCTTGTATGATTTTTACAAGGCCTTTTTTAGTCATATTTAACTCCTTACAGGTTTTTTACTTTTTCTAAAGTTTCTAAGTCTTCCATATTAACACCTATATCAGGTACTGATGGTACTGATATATCTGGTTTTGGTATATCAGGTAATTTTACTTTAGGTACTTCAGGTAATTCTGGTAATTTTGGTAATTCTGGTAATTTAAAATTTGGGTCTGCTGTCATTACGTCCATATTTAAAAATTTCTTTTCCGTTATAATACCAATTATATTTGGTAATTGCATACCTACTATTTTTGCTATATCTTTTGCAGCACTTACAAGACCTGGTGGATTAGTAGCTTTACCTATTGCTGAAAATCCTTTATTTAATACATCAATAACTTCAGTCATAAATTCCATCATTACTTTACCATTAATTGTTGGTATAAATATTGCTTTTGGATCTCCCATTTTTATAGTTTGACCTTTAGCTGCTTTTATAAAAACTTCATCACCTTCAAGTATTAAATCTTTTGATGCTCTAATATTAACATTTCCATTTCTACCATTAAATATCAATCCATCTGAGTTTATAATAATATTATTGCCATTTGCTTCTAAAGGACTAAATTTACTATTTGAATTTTTTATATTATATTTTGTATCTGTAGATAAATATATAGAATTTTTATCTTTATTAATATCTTCTGGTATTGGTCCCCCACGATTAACGGTATTTTTTAAACTTTTAACTTCATCACTATCGTCTTCCACAATTGGACCTTGTATATCAGTGCGTTGTCCAGAACGAATTTTTATAACTGGTTTGTTATCATTACTTCCTAAATTTATAGAATTACCGAATCTACCATGTAATATTAAATCACCTTCATCTGCTTTTACTTGTCTAATAGAGTCATTTCTCTCAAATCTTTTTCCAAATTTTGTAAATGAAGTA